CCTATACAATACCCTGTGCAGTCATAGCCGTAGCACAAGGTCTCAGTGTTTATGCGGTTTTTGCTTTCATTTGTATATTACGGGCATATTACCAACGAAGTCCTTTTCGATTTTATAACATCTTACATCGCTTTAGGCTTTCCGTAAATATGCAGATGAACAGAATCCGGTTTTGTCTCCGTATGCCACATAATACCAGCGTGTTCCGTTGTAGGTTGTGTAGTAACCATAACACTGTACCGATGATCCGGCTGGCATTAAAGTGATTGCAGTTTTCCCAGTGCCGGCTCCAACTCTCAGGTACAGATTGCTGGTTGTTTTATATTTTCCGGCGATTGCTGCATCTTTGCTTCTTGCACTCTCAACCTTTGCCGTACTGCCCGACACTGCCGGTTTGGATGTTGATGTGCTTCCGCTTGGGGCAGATCCATCTACAGAAACAACGATAACAGTATGGCCTTTGCTCTTTGTAACCAGAATGTCTCCTGGTTTAAGGACGGTTGCAGATGTAACGGAAACTTTTTTAGCAAACAGGCCGGATTTTTCTAACACTGACGGCTCCGTTGCGGTGCTAAAGGTTCCCACGTCAATGCCGGTTGCCTCATAGATACATCCTCTTACGAGGTCGCTACAATCTGTTTCTGTCTTTTCTCCGATTGCTTTCATGTTGCCGTACTTTTTAAGCATTGCCATAATGGATCTGTGTGCCTGACAGTAGCCGATATTGTTGTTCATGCAGGCATCCCACATTGCTTTAGCAACTTTCTTTGCGTGCTCGTCACTCAGGAGGCGGAGCATATACCATCCTTTGGTATGAACATAATAATTCTGTGTGCTTACCTCTACGCCATCCTGATCTCCCGGCTTGCCGCCGGAGTATTTCCCATTTTCGTCTCTTCTTGCACTTCCAATAATTACTTTCATCGTCTTTTCCTCCTTTTTCACTGCAAACTGGTTATAATATTCCTTGGCATAAGATCCTCTGGTGGATTTTACTTTTTCTCCCTGGTTCTTTGGTTTCTCATATCCAGTCAGGACAACATCGGATGCCTCCTGTGCTGAGGTCACAGATTTGAGCTTTTTCAAAACACCCTTGTATGCACCAGATAATTCCTCCCACAGAAATTCCAACTGCATTTCTTCATCTCCGATGGATTTTCCTTTTTTCTTTGCAAAATTGAGAAGATTCTGTTTTCTGCTCCAATAAGTCCACTGAGCATACCCATATCCAAAAGAGTCTCTGATGAAATTTGCGTAGCTGCCGTTGTCTACTGCGGCAGTATAGGTATCATCCGTATAACCGCTTTTCTTCTCACAACTGTTCTGCAAATTTCTTGGATTAAAGCCGCTCTCGGCTCTTATGCTCGCCATTACGCCGGAAATGGCATAATGGTTAAGTCCTTTGTCACAAAAGAAATTCCACGCCCTCTCCTGCGCCGTACTGCCTCTTAAAGCCATTGCGCATCGCCTCCTAAAAAACAAAAGCCGGATGCGTTCATGCACCCGGCTCATGGCTCTTAAATATTAAATTACTGTTTTCCAATCTGTTTGATCTGCTTGATTGCCTGAATAACTTTGTCATATCCGTTCGTGGCAACTAAAAAACTAAGATACGCAAGGGCAATAAGTTCAACGCCAATCTTTGCGTTAAGCATCGTTTCTGTGTAAATCAGATACCCAGCGGACAGTGCCACGGAGATAATGACTGCGGTAACTGCTGCCATCACGTTTGATGAGTAGTCAACCGATTTCTTATCCAGAAGTTTCTTGATTCCCTCAACGGTAAGGTTCGTGAGTAATGATACTGCGAACAGTGCTACGATTAAAAATTCCATTGTCATAATATGACCTCCTATCCTACTGCCTCATCATCAGAGGCTTTGTGTGTGGTTCCGTCTTTGCTTATGACGGTGCTGTTGATTGGTACTGAAAAACTGAGTTTGTTCTTTTCAAAGATGTTCATAATCGTATTTGTTCCAAGGTAAACCACCAATGGAGCTACGATTTCTTTGACGATTGTGCTTGATACATCCACCACCGGGTCCATACCTATCCATGAGAGGATATAGGAACACGATGTAAGGATCATCCCATGAGCCAATACCGCAGTAGTGGCTACCTTTGCATAGGTGTTCAGGCTTACTTTCTTTTTCTTCTCTTTTCTCCGCCTACGCTCCCTTTTCTGCAGGATGTAAAATGTAACGCAAGCTGCAATGTAACCGAGAGCGAAACCTATAAGAATTTTAAGTATCATCTTCTACACCCTCTTTCTTCTTTTGCGGTTCTGTCGGCAGTCCTTTCAGATCTTCGATTAAGTCTGTCGCAACATCATTTCCGCCAAGTATGTGATAAGGTTCATACATCCTTGTGGCGTTCTCTCGTGCGTATATAGGGCAGTAACCCCTTTCAGACCACTTATTGTATGTCTGAACGATACCATTTCTTAAAAGAGCTTCTACGCCCTTGTCAATGGCTTTGTTTTTTAAGTGCTGATTGTACATCAGCTTCGCCATCACGCCCATTCCGCTGATTATCAATCCAAAAAGAAACTCGATCCAATATTTCACGATAAAATCTATCATTCTTCACACTCCCGTCTGTATGATCTCAAATCATACTCAATTAAATCCATCTTCTGATCCACGTCGTTTTTCATATCATCGAGTTCCTTATGCAGTTCATCCGATATTCTGCACTGCTCAATGATTTCTTCCTGCTTTTTAATTATTTCAAGCAGTTGTGTGGTTGCCTCACACAGCCTATCTACAATGACATAACTTCCATCACGCATGACTTTCCTTTAACTCCTTTGCTTCACAGGTGATCTTCTGCACCAGATTATAGGTGTCGGCGTGTTTTATCGAACCAATTCTACTTGTAAACGATTTGTCAAAAAATTCTTCCGTGATAGTTCCATCTTTGAAATTCTTCATAAGGCGTTTCAATCTACGCATATCATCCTTTCTGATTTTTTTCGTAGAGTTCCAATGCCTATATCCAACAAAATCCACTCCGTTCTTTGCATAAACAATGGTTGTTTTTGGATTTAATTGTAATTTAAGAACATCCGCAAGGAATATTTCTATCTGTTTCTCCCACCGTTTCAACTGTTCGAGATCTTCTGATATAATCACAAAATCATCCATATATCTCATGTAATGTTCCGCATGAAGTGTATGTTTTACGAACATATCCAATCGGTGTAAATACACGTTGGCAAATAGTTGGCTCGTAAGATTTCCAACCGGTATACCGACACCGTCCGGGAATATCCCATTATGGTCTATTATCCGGTCAAGGATTACGAGTAAGTCCTTGTCTTTAATGTAGGTTCTAATTTCTCTTTTCAGAACCTTGTGGTCTATGCTCTGGAAGTAATGATGTATGTCGGCTTTCAGTACATAGACTGATTTTCCTTGCACAACTTCCAGATTATATAGCCACCTTGTCAACTGCTTGCTGGCTCTGTGAGCACCTTTCCCTTTTCTACAAGCATAGGAATGGTAGATGAACTGATGCTCAAATATCGGCTCTATGTAATTGACAATCATATGTTGGATAACCCTATCGTAAAATGGCAGAGCCATGATTATACGCTCTTTGGGTTCCCAAACTTTGAATACCTTGTACTTTCCAGGAGTATATGTCAAACTTTCCAATTCCCGGATGGCTTTGCTGAGGTATTCCTCTCTGTTTGCTTCAAACTCCAAAACCTCCGGTCTGTACCTTTTGCACCGCCTCGCCTTTTGATATGCGATCAATGCGTTCTTCATGGTACAGATGTTTTTCATAAGACCTGTTATTCTCTTCATAAATAATGCTTACGCCACACTTCCTTCGCTTTCGCTACTATTTGGCTTCGCTGTTTTAAGTTCGCCCGGTTTGCACGGGTCGGGATAGCCGTCTGACTATTCAATAAATGATTATCAAATAATCCTTGTTGGCAAGCCGTAGCTCCACCAATCTGACAGTTTTCTAAATAGTCACAGACGCACCACACGCCAATGTTCGTGTTCACGTTCCACGGATAATTGTTGCA